TTTATGCTCCGGGTGCCAACGTGCTGGCCATGGGCCCAACCGACGAGAGGCTGGTAAGCGGCACATCGTTCTCAGCTCCGTATGTTTCTGGGGCTATTGCGGCCTACGCAGCAGAGAATGGGGTCACTACCGAAGAGGCTTTGAATATGGTGATGGAGGCAACTTCTAACACCATGACCATTGCCCAGAGGCTTAACACCACCAAGGCTTTGTTGCAAATGTTCTCGGGAGATGAGTTTGCCCCGGATCTTTGCACCGATGATTGGTGGATGTGCTAGTAGCGCTTGGCTGAGGTGAAGTAAAAACCGTCTCCGCCAAGATCAGATGCGTACACCAGGGCGTCCACAACGTCGTCGTGTGAGCCGTTTGGGAATGCCATAAGCTGCATCTCAAGATCGTCAATTCCGGGAGCGCCGTTAACATGGAACACTTTTCCGGCTTCGTACCTAGCCGCAAGGGCCCTAGATCGCGTAACTTTATCGCGGTCTGGTCGGACGGGTCGAGCCGGAAGAGTGGTCGTGGAGAGAATCTCCCGAACAAATGTGCTCTGGTGCTGGACGGCCTCAATGTTGATCGACTCAAAGAATCGTGCGTCGTCAAGCTCTGGGTCAAGCCCTTTGATTCCAACCAGGCGCTGTGGCCATAGGGCACGCGGCCCAGAGTCGTAGTCAAGCCCACCGTTTGAGTCAATGCCCGTAAGCCAGGCCCTGTGCCCTTCTTGCAGCCGGGCTTTCCAGCTGCCAACGATATAAATGTTGTGTTGCTCATCAACCACAATCTCCACGGCGGCGGTGTAGTCGCTTCTTTGTGAAGCAGAGGATGCAAGGTCGACGCCAAGGCGGCGAGACCCTTCAGGGACTTTGTCTACCCGCTGGAAGTTGTCAAAGCGGAAGATGTTGCCGCCCATGGATGTGACGTCGTTCTGGAACTGCAACATGAAGATTGGCGTACCAAGCTCCATCTTCTTTTGCTCCATGTCGGCCATCGTGTACATCTCCGGCCAAAGAACCTGGTCGCCCTCTACCGCTCGCCTCTGATAGTGCGCAACATTCTTCTTGACAAGCTCTGCGTAGAAATCGTCTTCGTGCCATCGCGTGCCGATGTACCAGCGCTTAGCCTTTGGCACAAGCATCGGGTCAACCACCTGCCAGTACGTCTCGCTTGCCTTCTGGCGCTGCACGGCGGTGGCGTTTTCCTTCATGCCCACCATGTCGTCCGCAAAAAGGATGTCCAACCGTGCACCCGGCTTAATGGAGCCAAGGCCGTCGGCAAAGCACGTGGCATCCTTGCCCATGTTTGCGCCCTTAATCGTCCAAACCTCATCAGTCCACTTAGAGCCGATCACGCCTTCTTTGGCCCAGGGGAAGACTTCGGCAAAGTACGGTGACTCAATCAGGGCTTTAATTGCCCGAGATCGAGCAAGGGCGTCAGACATGACGGCTGTCAGTACGCCAATGCGGACCTTGCCGTGTGTTACGCCAATCATTCGAGCCGCCCGGTGAATCAGCTGCGTAGTCTTGGCATGACCACGGGGCATGAGGACTAGGCCACGGTCGTTTTCGTCAAGGAACTGTTCCATTTCACGCAAGTGCCTAGGGAAGACAAGCCCGCTAACATACTCGGCAAAGGCGGCGTCGGATGTCTGCGCCTTAACGCGCAACCACTCGCGGTAATTGTTATTGACGCTCACTGTCATCTTCCTTGGCCGTCCCCTCAATCACCTTAAGGTTGTCTGTGACTTCGGTTGCCCACATTTGCAGGCGCTTGGCAAGCTCTGCCGGTGGCAAATTGTCAATCTCGTGCACGGTATTAATCTGAATGGCAACATTGGTTTGCCCTGCTCGGACAGAGTTTTCTGGGGTATAGGCTCCCGTAAGCTTGGCAAGCCGGTCGACGACCTCTAGCTGGAGCTTCAGGAAGATGGCCTCTTCCTTTGAGCCGCGCGCCCTGGCTGCTCCTCCGGCGGCCATTTTACCAATGAGGTTGGCCCGCTGGATTAGCTCAAGGCGACTCGCTGCCGCATCAGGACCCTCTTCAGACCACTCTTTTCTGATAGCATAGATATGTTTCCGGACAGTTTCGGGCGAAAGGTCTACCGCAGTGGCGATTTCCGGCATCGGAACCCCCTGCAGGTGCAGGCCTTTAATCTTTTCTCGAAGTACGCCCAGTTGTTCGGCGCCAACGCGCCCACGCTTTGCCATAGTTGTAGTATACCAAAGGAAATCACCATGATCAGTATCTGCGACACCTGCGAGCTTTCTAGTGAACGTACATGCAGGCTATGTAAAACTACGTTTAAACGCTGCCAAAACCATGCAGCCGAGGCAGAACTTTGCTATCCTTGCGACGCGGCGTCCGAGCTCATTGTGCTGCAGTGCGCCAACTGCGGGGCCCGGATGCAAGAGATGAAGTGCAAGCTTATCTGTGAGTGTGGCTATTTTGCCTCCTGCTCGGACTATTATTGAGGTGACTATGCATCGAGTTCCCATTGACGGAGGCGATCTCCAACGTATGCTGGCCCGGGATTACCCGGAGTTTAAGTCCATTAAAGACGCATGCGCAGCTGCCGGCCCTAAATATGGCCTGACTGCCGAGACTATGCGGTGCTACGCATCTTCCGGAGTGCCCAAGCGAAGCAAGGCATACAACAAGATTCGTGCTCGACTTATGCAGATGGAGCAAGAAGAGGCAACTGCCATGCTTGGAATCCAGGTGGCAAACACAAAATTGCTTGAAGCTATTGACAACCAGGTGCGGGCGTTTGAAAATGCGGTAGACAACCTTAAAAGGCTCCGATCCGGCCTTACCGGCTAACCGGTGTAATTGTAACAATAGGACAAATCATGGCAAGTTCAACGTATGACATCACGGCTGAGCAGGGCGCAAACTACGCAGCTACCCTTACGTACCGCGATAGCGCCAACACAATTATCAATCTAACCGGGTACTCGGCCAGGATGCAGGTTCGAAAGACGATTGGGTCAACAACCCCATACTTGTCGCTTACGCAAGCATCGGGGATTACCCTTGGCGGAGCTGCGGGCACAGTTGCCATTGCTATCTCTGCGGCGACGCTTGCGGCTGTTCCGGCGGGGAACTATGTCTATGATCTTGAGCTTATCTCTGGAGCTGGGGCTGTTATTAGGCTGATCTCCGGGGACTTTGTTGTCACCGGAGAAGTCACACGATGAGCCCGGATGTAAATATTGTTGATATCAACCTAACAGTTACCGAAGAAGCAGATAACTCGGTAACGGTATCGCAGGCCAACAACTCTATTACGGCACTACAAACAACTAATAGCGTCACAGTTGGGACCCTTGGTCTGCAGGGCCCGCCAGGAAGCACTGGGGCAACCGGCCCTGCTGGCGCAACCGGAGAGCAAGGCCCCCAAGGTCCACAGGGGGCAACCGGAGCGCAAGGCGCCCAAGGCACTGGGGCCTCGCATACCACGTATACGCACAACCAGAACTCTGCTTCTGCCACCTGGAACGTCACGCACAACCTCAACTGCTTCCCGTCCGTCATGGTTGTAGATTCAGCGGGTAGTGTCGTGTACGGAAACATTGAGTATCTTGATGCAAACAGCCTGCGGCTAACCTTTGTTGCCTCTTTTGGCGGCAAAGCATACCTAAACTAAGGGGGCAACGTGAAATTCCTAACAAACCTTGATCTCCAGAAAAATGAGCTGCAGAACGCGGCAATTCAGAATTTGGCGACCGATCCGGCCTCGCCGGTTCAGGGTCAGATCTACTACAACACTGCCTCTGACGCGATTAAGGTCTATGACGGAGCAGCGTGGGTAACGCTTGCTACCGGCGGCGGCACCGTCACGTCAGTTAGCGCCTCTAGCCCGCTTTCGTCAACCGGCGGGAACACGCCAACCATCAGCATTCAGGACGGCACAACCTCGCAGAAGGGCGCTGTCCAGCTAGAAAACTCAACCTCCAGCACCTCAACAACCACTGCCGCTGTTCCTGCTTCCGTAAAGGCTGCGTATGACCTCGCTGCCGGCAAGGCCAGCACTTCAAACAAGCTTAGCGACTTTGCAGCTACCACATCAGCCGAGCTTGCCGGTGTTATCTCTGACGAGACGGGCACTGGCGCGCTGGTATTTGCTAATAGCCCAACGTTGGTGACCCCAGCGCTTGGAACTCCGTCGAGCGCGACGCTTACAAACGCAACCGGACTGCCAATCAGCACCGGTGTTTCCGGTCTTGGAACTGGCGTTGCAACGTTCCTAGCCACGCCATCATCGGCCAACCTTATCAGTGCGGTAACCGACGAGACCGGAACGGGCGCCTTGGTATTTGCAAACACGCCAACACTTGTCACGCCAAACATTGGCGCGGCAACCGGTACAAGCCTCGTGCTTTCTGGCGATCTGACGGTCAACGGGACCACAACCACCATCAACTCAACAACCCTATCGGTAGACGACAAGAACATTGAGCTCGGCTCAGTCACCACGCCAAGCGATGCAACTGCTGACGGCGGCGGTATTACCCTTAAGGGCGCTACGGACAAGACAATTAACTGGGTTGACGCAACTGACGCCTGGACTCTTTCCGAGCATGTAAACATTGCTAACGGCAAGGTCTACAGAATCAATGGCACGGAGGTCCTTAGCGGCACTGCACTTGGCTCAGGGGTTACCGGGTCAAGCCTAACCTCGGTTGGCACGATTGCCACCGGTGTGTGGAACGGCACCGCAATTGCCATTGCAAACGGCGGTACTGGCGCAACTGACGCCGGCGCTGCACGAACAGCCCTTGGCCTTGCAATCGGCACGAATGTCCAGGCCTACAACAGCACGCTTGCTGCGGTTGCTGGCGGAACCTACAGCGGTGATGACAGCATTACAACGGTCGGCACCATTGCGGCAGGAACTTGGCAGGGTACGGCTATCGCCTCGACCTACGGCGGAGCACTTCGCTACAACACCAGCGCAACGTGGACGGCTGGCGAGGCCAAAACCGTTACCCACAACCTTGGCACCAAGGACGTAGTGGTATCCGTGTACGATTCGGGCGACGCTCAGGTGTTCTGTGATGTGGTAACGGCCACCACAAACACGCTGACGGTCACAATCAGCCTTGCAGGAACATACCGAGTCGTCGTTCTAGGGTAAGATACCCCTATGGTAAGAATTCTTAGCGACCTCGTTTTGCCCGCAACAACAGACGATCTAACCGTTGTTGGCGCGATTACTGGTGACGGCGTCACAACCGACCTTGTTCACGGGATTACCCTGCAACGAACTACTACCCTGACCGTAAACACATCTACGGATGCATCCGCAACGGCAATTACTTGGTCTAGTGCAATCAAAAACACTGCTCTCTATGCCTACTGGTCCTCTGGCTCAACCATTACTATTCCATTGACTGGCTGGTACAGCATTACTTGCCACCTCGCCAGCGGCGGCGGCCTCGGTACCGGTTTTGCATTTAGGCTGTACGTTGTGGTGAACGGAACCGTAGTTGCGAGAAATGAGACGCAGGCACAAGCAAACACCAACAATGACACTCCTGCGATTACTACAATCCAGTACCTAACTGCAGCGGACTCATTGGTTTTCCGAGCATCTGCGTCAACAACCGCCAAGACAATTGGTGGGTCAAGAATTTCCGCATGCTCGGTTGTCTATATGGGCAACATGAGTGCGTAAGGAGTAAACATGAGTGAAGTTGTTGAGCTTAATTTCTGGCATTTAGTGTGCACCACAGAGGGGTGCGAGCTTGCCGGGATTAGTTTTCCTATCTCCGGCGAAGAGGCGGAATGCGGCGGTTGCAACACAATGTATGCAAGGCCAGAGTAGTAAAGGAGTAATCATGGACCAGCGAGTAACAACCGAGCAGCTGATCTACAAGATTGGCGCGCTTACCCTAGAAAACGATATCTTGCGAGCGCAGGTTGAAAAGCTGCAGAAGCAGATTGCAAATCTTTCAAAGTCGGAAGAACATGTTTATCCAACAACAACAGTGAGCTTCAGCAGCATCAGCGATTAATTAATTAATCGTTTTGTATTAAAGAGTCTGTCGGTTTTTTCCGGCAGACTTTTTGTTTGTTGTTCGTTACGTTTTCATTATGTATATTGTGTACGTCAATCCCATTTGCGCAGAGTGTTTGAGGTACAGATGTGACGACCAGCCAAGTTAATCAAATCCTAGATCGCCTTGAGAAAATTGAGGAAGAGCTTTCCGCTATGCGTGTTGAAATGGCGGAGACTCGTGGCGCCTATCGACTTGCAAAATTTGTTGTTGGCATCCTCGGCCTGACCGGCATTAGCAGCTTTGTTGCCTGGATGGCAGGGCAGGGCAAATGAATACTAAGTTTGTCACTATCGCCGCAACGATTTGGCTTGTCCTTTCAACGTTGGTGTACAGCATTGTCGCTTCGCCAGCAGCCGGAGCCCAGAGCAACTATGTAGACGCAACTAAGGACTTCTGGATTACCGTTCCAGAAGCTGGGTCGCTGCACCTTTGGACCGACTTGTGCGACGACAGCACCGCCCCTTGGTGCCCCGGCACGGTTGACTCCATGCTTTGGCTGTACGACAGCAACGGCACGCTTCTCGCTGCCAACGACGACTCGTACACAGATCACACTGGCGGCTACTCCCTGGCCTCGACCATTATTATCACCGTAGACGCTGGCGAATATCGCGTGCGCGCCGGGGTGTGCTGCGGAGACCCAACGGCTGATCGCTTCTACGGCAATCACTACTACCTCATTAGCAACTTTGACGCCGAGCTTGCCCCTGGAACGCCGTCCGCAACGTGGACGCCAACGCCTGAGCCAACTCCTACCCCGACACCAGAGCCAACGCCTACGCCCGTGCCGAGCCCATACCTCAACGCCCCTACGGGCCTCATGGTCACCGTGTACACCGATGGCAACGTTTATTTGACATGGAATGCCCCGGAAGCAAGCGGTACCGACGTTGAGCGATACGGCGTGTTCTGGACTACGGGGAATCTATCGGGCTGGGGCGTTGCGTCTACGGAGACCAATATGGGCATTGCCAGTAACGTCTTTGTTATTACAGGCGGCGTTGATCAAACCTACACATTCTGGGTAAGGGCCGACAACGACACGCTGAGCGTGTACTCGCCTGCTTCAGACACGGTCTCCGTCTTTGTTCCGGCCCCGCCGCCACCGACCCCAAGCCCAACTCCTGAGCCAACGCCAACGCCGACCCCAGAGCCAACACCGACGCCGACACCTACGCCGACACCAGAACCGCCAACACCAAGCCCCAGCGTGGCTCCTACCCCTACGCCAGAGCCCTCTGTGACGCCGACTCCGACGCCACAGCCAACACCTAGCCCGGAGGTAACAAATGAGCCGACACCGAACCCGACTGCCACACCCGAGCCGACGCCCGAGCCAACGGCCACCCCTACGGACTCTCCTTCCCCTTCTCCTGATCCCAGCCCTGTACCTACTGACACACCTGGACCAATTGATCCGGGCGCTGCAGTAGAGGCAGTCAGCGAGGCAATCGGGGAAGCTGCGGCGGCTATTGCTAATACTATCGGTGATAGTGTAGAAAACGTTGGTAAAGCCGTCACTGCGGTTACCAATCTTGGCAAGGATCTCAGCCCAGAGGAGAAGAAGCAGGCTGCGCCTGTGGTTGTTGCTGCCGTAGTGGTAACGCAAGTGGCTCAGGCTGCGGCAGCAGCTGCGGCTGCGGCAAGTACATCAAGCTCAGGTGGGGGCGGCGCAAGTGGCTCGTCTTCCAGCGGAAGAAAAGGGAGGAGATAAACATGCTTAAGAACGCAATCAACGATGTTATCGCTGGGGGCTGGACGATCTTCGGATTGGCTATCGCCTGGGCGGTGCTCCCAGAGGGAGAGACCCGAGACGTAGTAGGTTCAATCCTGCTTGCGCTCTCCGGTGCATGGCTTGTGACCGGTCCGCTTCGCTGGCGCGAAGACGACTAATTAGTTCCTGGCAAACAAAAAGAGGAGGGGCCTCACGGGGCCCCTCCTCTTTTATTTTATCAGACCTTCAGGCTAGGCCTTGTGGTCGTCTTCGTCTGGGAATGACTCACCTGCAAGGGTTCCAGCAAGCTCGTCGGCAATACCATCGCCGTCCGTGTCAATAGCTGTACCCTGAATGTGGGCCGTGCTCTCGGCAGCAGCCTTCTCATCAGCTCGGGCGACCTTTGCCTTGCCAACGCCAAACTTGGCATCTTCAGGGTTTAGGGCGCGGACGACAACCTGCAAGCAGGCGGCCAGACCAGCCGATACTACGGTTCGGAAATCCCCGCCTGAAATATCAAGCAGCGGGATGCCAAGACCAAGCGCAACGGCAATCGACGTTGCGATAAAGGCGCGTGCGGCCTCCAGGAGCATCTCGTCGATACCCGTGTTAGCCATGATCCATAGAACTGCGTTCTTAATGGCGCTCATGTGTACTCCTTCTATTACTTACCGCAAGTCGGGCACTTAGCCGGACTTACAGGCGCCTTTACGGGCGCTGGTGCTACTGGTGCCGCCGGGGGCACAGGAGCCGCCTCAGGCTTGGGAGCAACCCAACCCTTTGGTGCTGAGATGATAATAACATGCTTGTGGGGTGGCGCAACGTGCTTTTTGCTTACGCGCTTGGAGTCAGCAAGGATCTTGAGGGTTGCCTCATCGATCTTGACGCCAAACTGTTCGGCACCTTTGCCGGAACGCGTTGGGCATACCCACTGCCAGCCGTCGATTGGATCGTATACGGCTGAAGTCATGTGGCCATACGTGCGGTTAGGCTGCTTCTGCTTGACCCACCACCAGCGCTGCCACTTAGCGTGCCAGGCGGAAACTTCCAAGCCCTTAGGATAGCCAGCAGGCTGCTCAACCCACACGCCCAAAGCCGCGCCGGCCTTGGCAGAGTTGATAACGTCGTTCCAATCCGTTGCCCAGCGAGCTTCGGCTCCAAGAACCCGTGCGGTTTTGATCAGGTCCGCAAGCGTTGAGCCGTTGTCGCTGACGCCCTGCTTTTCAACAAAGCCGGTAGCCTTTGCCTTGGCGGCAATGCCGTCTGCGGCGGAGAAATCCTTGCCTGGAGCGTACTTAAACGCCCAAGACACTGCTGCGGCCACAGAAGACGGACCGCAATCGTCGAGAATCCCACCCTTTTCCTCGTGGTCGAGCTGGGACTTAACCTTGTATTTCATGGGGTACCCCTTTCATATATGTGCCTCTCGGCTAGCACATCATACGGAAGATGGCAAGGTTAGGCACCGGTCTCGAGTTCTGCGACCTTGGCCTCAAGCTCCTCAATGCGCGTGCGGAGTGCCCGCATGGCTGACAGCAGAGGAACTACAAGTTTGTCATATTGAACTGTTTCGGGCAAACCATCTTCATTGTGTGAAACAAATTTAGACCCAATTGGATTTTCTTCCATTTGCTCTGCAATTAGTCCGTAACTTAAAGCGGCAGTGCTTGGGCTGGTTTCGTATTGGGCCTTATCGTAGTATGAAGACGGTTGAATTTCCAGGATTTCCTCAGAATCCGGCATCGGAGTAATGTTTACCTTAAATCTTTCGCTGGATGTTTCTCGGAAAATTCTCCACGGAATCCTTGAAGGACTTGTATTACCCACGGTGTAAATCCTGAGCGTTTGTGAGTTTGTAATATCCGTAGTTCCATACAGGCTGGTTGCTTTAATCTCATCAGTACTATCATTTCCAAGATCTACGTCGTTTGTAAAGTCAGCAACGCCGCTTACGTTTAGACTTGTTGTTGTAACGCTAGTAAATGTTGGCGTTGTGTCGGCAGTTAGCGTAACTGTTGTGCCCTCACCGCCAGACCCGCTGACGGCAATAAGTGAGTTTGCAGATGTGATGCCGCCAACATAGTTGCCAGTCGTATCAGTTCCCAAGGTAAGAATACCGAGTGTCGCCGCAGTGTGCGTGTGGCTATCATTGTCAACAGATACAACGTAGCTATTTGCTGCGCCAAGAGTAAACGATCCAGCCGTAACCGTCACGTCTCCGGTAAGGTCAAATGTGGTTCCGGTCAGGTCGCTCTTTAGGGCTACCTCAGACCCATTGGCCATAACTATCCCCGTGCCGGTAGAATCTAGGTTAATGTTTCCGCTGGCTGCGCTAAGTGTAATTGTGGGGTTAGTACCGCTCGGGCCCAACTCATTGGCCCTGATCCACATGGTGCCGTTGTTGAGGTAGATGACGCCGTATCCGTAGGCGCTCGGGTCTACTTGATCGGCGAGGAGCAGTTGGATAAGCCCTCTGTCGTAGCGCACCTCGGTGAGGTCTACGGTCATAGCGCTCGTGGTCTCCACGCTGACCTGTACTCCTACCTCGATCTTGAGGTAGGCGCCGTCGGTGGGGATTGCGCCGGTGCCGTTGGGGTTAGCCTGCGTTTCGTAAGCGGAGGTCGAGGCGAATACGTCTGCGAAGGTCTTACTGACATTGGTGCCCTGCGTGCCCGTGGTGGTGGTGCCGTCATTTTGGTAGTACTGCGTTCTGACCGTGACGACGGCCTGCGTTTTGGTGGTGCCCGTGGCGTTGCGCCAAGCTGCGCGGGGCTGATTTGTCCACGTGCGGGCGGCTGAGCCGGGCACGGCGACATATCGCACGATGCGGGCGTAGCGCCCGACTGCGGCGCCGCTCGGGATGGTGAAGCGCAAGACGTGCCCCGATGCGGCGGTCGCATCCGCAACCGCCTGTACGTAGGGGGCGGTGGCGTCGTTGTGGCTGACTTCGGTTGTGAAGTACGGCAAACGGTTTGTGGAGTTATTTAAGTTTGACCCGACCGTTGGGGGAATTGAGCCAAAGTCCCCATTAATAATGCCGGTCTCAATTGCTCGATTTAGCCCTGGTCCAAGGGCGTACGCAGACCCACCATCCGATTCTGTTGAAATTAGCTCAACGCCATTTTCATTTTTGATAAACTTTTGCGAGAGAACAAGGTCCTTGGTGATTTGCCCGTCCGTGCTTAGCCTGAAGTCACCAAAGTCTATGCTCCCACCGGTTACAGTAAGGTTTGCTGCTGTGACAGCGCCGGCGTTAGTGGCGCTGAACTTTGCCTCTGCTCCCGCTGTTGATGTGGCGCCAGCAAAGAAGGCAAGACCATCGTCTGCAGCCGTATCGATAAGTCCGGCATATCTTATTAAGCCAGTGGTTGATACATTTGTTAGCCTATCGGAAGCAAGTGTGTACCCGCCGATGGTTCCGCTCGTGGCGGAAAGGGCGCCAAGCGTGTTGACCGAGAATTTAGCCGTGGATGGGTTGGCGCTTCCGGCCCAGATGCCTTGGAAGGTTGGGGTGATAGCGTCTGGGTAGTTGCCGACGCGAACAACGTCTCCCCCGGACCCAATGGTGATCTCGGTTGCGGAGATCTCGCCAACAATAAGCGTGGAGTCGACGGTGCCGGATGTAATGTGAATGGAGCCGTCAGCGTTCTGGGTGTAGGACTTGAGGACCTTGATGGCTACTGGGGCAAGAAGGCTTGGCAGGTCAAACTCAGAGGCAGAGAGGTCTAGGTTAACGTCGTCGCCAAAGCGCTGCTTAAAGGTAAAGGTGGTGCTGGTAACCGCGCTGATGTAAGCAACTCCATCAATGGTAGGGGCAACATTGACAAGCTCAACGTAGTTTCCTACGGACAAGCCGTGCGCCGCGCTGGTAGTAACAACAACAGTACTGAGCTCCGCTGGGTTGTCCGGATTGTCAAAGGAGCGGACAACAGCCGTAATGGTGTGCGCCTTGCCGACGTACACGGTTGATGCAGTAGAGGCAGTCAGGCCGCTAGTAATGTCAGCCTTGCTGTAGGTCAGGGTGTTTGTGGCAACAGTTGCAGAGGCATAGTCAAGCGGGCCGTTGGTTGGAAGATTAAGCCCGACGCCTCCCAAGAGGGTGCCGGTAGTGAAGTACAGGCCGGATACCCGAACGTAGTCGCCGGTAATAAGGCCATGCCCGCCAGGGAGCGTAAGGCTAACGGTGCCAGTACCGGTTGAGACGGCAGTCGCCGCAATGGAGCCGCCGGTAAAGCCCATCTGCACTGCCGCGTGGTCCTCTGGAGCGCCGTACCACTTGGTGTTCCAGGAAGGCACGGTCTGGATAAGGCCGGCACGCATCAGGTTGGCGTCAAGAACGCCTGTCTTAATGTAGCTGGCGTTGATAGTAGTCCCGCTTACTCGATTGGAAGAGAGAACCTCTTCGCTGCCAGCAAGAACTAGCTCGCCAGAAGAGTTGGTCTCGTCAGCAGCATTTCTAATGAGAACGCCGTCGCCGTCGATCTCAATAGCAGAGAAGGAGTTGCCGGAGTCAGCGCGGATCTTCCCGCTAGAGATTGTATCAAAGCTCATCCAGTTGCCTCCGTTGGCTCAACTACGCCTGACAATACCAAGTTGTCAGTAATATAAATCCACCCCAGATTGCTTGATGTGCTGAGGTATCCGGCTGGAACGTACGTCCAGGGGCCACTTATCGGAATGGTAGGGCTAGCAGGGTCTTTTGCAACCGCTCGGACTCGGTACTGATACCGGTATTTAATGTCAACGCCGGTGCCGGTATCTGTTGACTTGGCGCGCCCGTCGTCAGTATAGGTGGTATTAGTCGGATTTGCAATTGTCTTCCAAATTGATATGGTAGTTGCGGCAACGTCTTCATACCAGCTAACGACAATAGCCGGAAGCTGATTGCTGGCTGTTGTGTTGTTTTTTGGTTTAATTTCAACAATGCCAGAAGTTGCTGGGGCATACTGCAGATAAGTAATTGTTTTTCCGTCAGCCGAAACGCTGGTAACTTCAAAATCACCAGCAATTGAGGGGTTGGTAGCCGACTTTTTGCCAAACTGGCCATTCTTAACGTTAATATATGTCCCAATGTCAATACCAGTTGACTTCTTAAACTTTAATGTGACTGTTGCGGCCGCCCCAGCTGCGGCGGCTGTTCTGGCCACAGCGGCGGCTGCTGCAAAATTGCTTTTTCCAAGAGATGTTTTTACAAGCTGTTGCTCGCGTCGCTGAACGTCGTAGTTAACAATCTTTTTGTTTCGAGGGTTAGTTTGATCTGTTAGCCAAGTCAGCACAACGTTTTGAGCCGTCGTAGCTGCCTGGTTGTCTTGGTCAACAGACCTAACAATCAAGTTTGAAACCGCAGTTGGAGTCATGTAGTTAACTTTACCAGTACCAAGGTTCTCGGTAAGGTATTCTTTTTGCACAAGGATAATGGCGTTTTTTTGGAAGGCCGGCTCCCCAGCAAGCTGCACACTGTAATAAATCTCCCCACCAATAATGTTAACAGTTTGGCTCTTTACAACCAGGGGCTCCGTAATGCCAACCTCGCTCCAGAGGAATGGAATAATGGAGCCGACCGTAAGCCTCCCAGCGCTTGCGTTATTGGGGTGCTCAAATTCATAAGACTCAATGCTCTTTCCGTTTTCTACCCAAAATGAGCTGGCGGCCAGCACCGCGTCTTCAACCGTCTCTACGTCAGCGTTTGTTTTTGAAGCTTCAACAATTTTTCCGTGGGTATCCCAAACACCCTGCACAAAATCGAAAGTGTAGCGGATGACTTGTCCGGTAGCAACATAAGGGGTAAGGATATTGTTTGACTGGTCGATTGTCGTGGCCTTGCCGTATAGGTACAACCTGTTGGCCTGTGTTCCGTGCTGACTAATGTTTTTTGGAGACTCATACGTCTTCATTGGCAAAATAGTATTTAGGGCTGAGTCAAACAGCATCTCGGTACTTGATCCAGGGGCAATGCCGTAGTCGGCAAATCCGTACTCCGAAGTGATCTGCACCACATTCGGGTCAGCGTAATAGTCCGTGTAGCTGGAGCTATGGCTTGTGTGATGAAAAATCAGAGCAGCCTTTACGATGCCGGCTGTTGTTGGAACCTTGACCATCCCCCACATCTTTTCCCAGGAGTTATTAATAGTTACCCCAGCGCCAATAAGCTCATCTGTGCCAACCTGAGTGTTTGATGCGTTATAGAAACGAATCTTCAAGAAGCTTTTTGTGCTATTGCCGGTCTTTATCATTGTGGATGCAAAGTAAACCTGGTTGGCAGTAACCGTAAAGTATTGCGAGCGCGCAATCGACTCGGTAGAGCCGGTGGCCGTAGCGGAGTATCCGTAGCCATATGGGCCCGAAGATCGTGTGCTTAGGGCAAACGAACCACCGAAGACCCACTCGATTGTGCTTGCGTTACCAAACTTGTCCTCAAATGTAGGATTCTCTACAACATTTTTTACATCTCGACGTTGGTAGTGTAGGTTCTTGTTTGCATCAACCCAATACTGCGAACCGGTTTTCTTGCAGATGTAGTCCATAGCCTGGCGAAGAGTCATTCCATTAAAGGGCTCTTTTGCTCGATTGACCTCAGTCTTACCTGGATGATCCGCCAGGTATCGATAGGCATTATCTTCCGCTAGCAGGTCAGAAATTGTAAAGTAATGAGCCATCCATGCGATAAGCTGTTCTCGCTCTGACTCGGGTAGCACGCGATCAATAATGTAAATGTTTCCGATAAGTCCATCAAAGTAAGAGCTATGACCAAGAGGCCCTGATGTTGCGTAGCCAACGCCAACTGCAAAGCCTCCCAAGTTAGTAGCTGCTTTTGTGGATACCGTTGTGGACTGAGCAGCCTCATCATTTTTTTGTATAACTAGTGCACCGGTAGTTGGGTCGTATGAAACAAAAATAATTGCTGTCTCACCCGCAACAAGAGTAAGGGTCGTGGTAAACCTTTCGGTAGAGGCGCCGTTATTAATAGTCATAAAGCAAATAGCCCCAGAGCTATTTATCTGCAGCTCTCGACGCTGTCCGGTATAAGAAGATCCATGGTGCCAAATTGTGCGGTATGTCGACGCAGCGGGAAGGGACTCTGGTTGAATCACACAAATACAGCTCATTTTGTTTCCTGCCGCATAAAAACCAAGCCCCTGAGAATTCACCGAGCCAGCCACTGCCTGATCAGCGATGTCTGTTCCGGCAAAAGCAAAGGAGATTGTCCCAACAGTTACTTCGGTAATTTGGTAGGACCCGTTCATGGTGCTAATTGGGGCCGGATTAGATAGCAAAATATTTACCGTCTCTCCCTCAGTAAAGGAGTGGGGTGCTACCGTGCGAATTGTAACCTTGTTTGATGTGCGCTGGAGCCTCAATGGCGTTGCAGATTTTGCTGTTGACATCCCCATTAACTCACTTGACTCAAAGTCAACAGATTGCCTACCCCCTATATACGAAAGAGAGTCATTTGGCATCATTGGTTGAAGGCTATAGTTGTTTTTGGTACGAGATCCGCCAGTAACGGCGGACCATAGGTAATACGGGAACGATACATACGAGCCGGCGGGAACTGCGCGACCGGACGTGGTTGTGTCCGCTCGTTCATCAGCAAATTTAATGTAAGAATATCTTGTTGTCGAAAACGTAACTGAGCTAGCTGCAGCTTGGGTATTAGTTAGGCTGTAAGCGCCATACTTGGTGTTTGGGCCGGTGTTGTCATAGTGAATACGGGCATGCTGCGCGCTTCCGCTGACCAACCCTTCTGCAGTAATTGTTTTTTCATTTCCAGCCCAGTTGCCAATAGCAGAACTAGGGTCGGTAAATTCAGATGGAAGTGTAATGTCAACAACGTCCCCCTTATTAAACGGATGAGCTGCCCACGATGCGTAAGGAGAGGCGCTTTTTCCAAGTTCAATCCATGCCTTATTGCCTTTTCTATAAACTTTCTTTACTCGTGCTGGGTTTCCTGGATTGCCTGCGGCCGAACCCGTTTCAGTCACGGTAAACCTTCCATCGTAGGTTGTAGTGCCGTTAATATGCACAACATCTCCAATGTTAAAATACGTAGGGTTTTTGTCGTACCAAATAGTTGTTATTCCGGCAACTCGCTCTGCGGCAATAATTTTAGATCGGAACTCCCCCGCACTAAGCGATTGGGGTTTTCTCAAAACAACAGTAGAGGTATAAGCAGTACCACCGCTTGTGTATGTTTTAAGCGTAAGGTTTTTGATCTTAAACGTTGTCGCGGTTGCCTCTTCAATTATAGAAAACGCCACGTTGTAGCTGCCAGTGCTACCAGACTCGGTAATTCCAGAGATTCCAACTGCATCGCCAATTGTGAAAGTGTTGTTGCAGGTATACGTAGTGTATTCTCCGTCGCAGCTTGCCGCAGTTATGGTTGCCGAACGGACGGATACACCAGGGTCAACATCTGTCTCTAGACGAAGCGTGGTTGAGGATTGGCGATTCCCGCGAAATCCTGCCGTATAGTCCCCCGGGCGGTTAGAGTCAATATTTTCAAAATTCAAAAACTGCCCACTTTGAAAGTTGTGCTCTGAGAGCGTTGTAATGTCAAGATAGTTCGTGGCCGGGTCGTACGCCCCCACGCTAGAGATAATGTACCTTTCAGTAATTTCGTTCTCAAGGTGATATAGGCGGAGGCGCTGATCAGAGTCTAAGGCACGAGGATCAACAGAACCTCTGCCGCTGTCTGACTTACCCTCGGACAATGGAAGGAAGATCTTTGCCCCTAGCTTCTCTGGGAACTGTGCATCGGGAACATAATTGATTGGGCTAAAGCGCCAATCATTGCTTCCCGTAACCACATATCCGGTTGTGCTTGTTGGGCTGTCGTAGTTAATGCTATGAGCCATAGAGGTCCCGGAGTATGGGTCGGTCTTGTTGACGTCTTCAAAGAACGAAATTGTCCACGGGGTGCTGCGCCCAGACTTTTCATCGGGAATCTCAACCGTTCCGGTAGCTGCTCCTGATGTAACAGTTCCAGTGGTCGTTGTGGTGTAAGTAATAGAGGTGTTTGCTACAACACTTGTAATCTTGTAAGTGCCGTTGAGGGCCTCGTATCCAGTAGGGCCAGTCGCAAGGTCAACCTCAACCGTGTCCCCGGCAACAAATGCGTGCGTGCCAACTGTAATCGTTGCTGTGGTGCCAGCCCTGGCCGCATTGCTTGCCGAAACCGGGCCAGCATAGGCAGATGCGCTTGACGCGGTATAGCTGACAATAGAGAGGATAGATGCCACCGTCCACTCGCCGTCGTAGTTGTTTGTTCGGTCGATGTCTACCTTTTGGCCGACAATAAGGTCGTGCGCATCATTAAGATTGACGGTGATTAGCCGGGTTGGGCTTCCGCCGCCGCTACTGCCGTTTGACACCTTAGTGATGCTAACGCCATTCTTGTTTGGGTCTGTTTGGTAGCCTCCGCGAATAATTTCGTAGTCGTAGACTTCAAACGGAGCTTTGTAACGGTCAATAACAATCTCGTCAAGAAGAGCGGTGTAGTCGGAGCACTTTACCTGGGTGGTAATCGTACCGCCTTCGCGCATCCGAGAAACTTCGGTAACAATGCCGCCAAAGATCAGGGTGGCGTCCTCGTAGATTTGAACTTCAGCGCGCGGCGGAATTTCAAAGTCAAACGTGTGGTCGTTTAGCGCTGCCTGCAGCTTGTCATCTACTGTTGCCCCAGAGTAGCTAGACCAGTCAGTGATCGACAGCGGGAACATGGTAAACATCGTAAACTGGGCCTCGCCTAGCGATCCGTCAGAGCTTTCAGTAAAAGTAAAACCGCTGTCTGAGCCCCCATCAGAGAAGCTAATGCGCCGGGTAATGTCAAAGAAGCCATCGCCCACGGGGGTATGGTTTAGGAGCTTAGGCTTAATCTTTACTGTTATCGTTCCAGTGTAGTTCATAGTTTATGAGGGCCTTGCATATCCGGCTGAGCGTAGAGCGCGCGTTTGCGCCTCTGCTACCTTCTTGGCTAGTTTATCAATATCTCCGGCGTTAGAGACGCTTGGGTTGTTGATTACTACAGATGCGTTTACGGTTTGGCCGCCGCCCACGGCGGTCACGCCTTCTGGCCCACGCATCTTGTGGTTCGGGATAATGCTTCCGCCAAGGCCGCCTGGGACAAGAAGCTCTGGGCCGCGCTCTCCGACCATGTAGCCAACGTTAGGCCGAACGGCGCCGCCGAAGGCTCGACCGCCAATCTTTCTAAGTGGCTCGCCGGAGAATGGAACATTCGATGGCCCATTAAATGGGAACGGGGCATTCGGGCCAACGTTGTACACCGCCCCACCACCGGCCTGGATCATTTGGGTTCCCTGATTTGCCGATTCTGGGTTGATGAAGTTTGTATAGATAAAGTCTCCAAGCATTCCACCAAGGATGCTGCCGATCATACCGCCAATAAATGGGATTGGAATCAAATTGCCAAGGAGGCCGCCAACCAGCGAGCCAATAGTTCCGGCCATTGCTCGGCCCATGTCGCCGCCAGTAGCCCCCGTCGTCAGCAGTCCTGCAACCATGGCTGCCGGCCCGCCAATCTTTGGCAGGATGCTAAGGAGGTTAAATCCTAAAGAGGGGATAAGTTGGGCAAAATCAAAGTTACCAGTAGAGGCCATCATTGCAACGTCTGCAAGGAATCCGGAGAGGAAGTTACCTTTTTTAGTGCCGACAAAACTATCTGCCCTGGCGGCTCCGCCCTTAAACCCGCCCTGGTCTGGGGTCCAAGTCTGCATTCCCTTAAGGTTTAGCTTGCCGCCAGTAAGCGGTACGGGGATTCTGCGAGATTTAGAGGTGTACAGCTCCGGCATCAATCCAGCAGCAACCGCACCAGGGTCTTGAATTGGCCTCCAACCATACTCTCTTGCCAATTCTCTTGGGTATTGAGACCTGGCTGCCATAGCACGTTCAAAAAGCCCATCAGGGTCGGGTATTGCACCAGATGCTACGTCGCCTACACCTCTTGTGTATTCAAGGTCAAGCAGTTGCCCAGCAGATTGCAGTACGCCTTGCTGAGCCTGCCACTCGGGTGAACGGGTTCGGAAGTCATGTGTTCGACTCCGACCGGAGAGGTTTTCACTTAATGGGTTTCGCATCGTGAACATATCATCTGGCAAAGATTCCATGGTGTGGCCCATAAAGAGCTCAGCAAAATGTTCATGCCAGGCTGTCCCGGCATACGTAGTTGGGCGCGGGAAATCCCTCGGCATGCTGTACGGATATCCCTTGGCATTTTTCCCCAGGCCATGGTTAAGCGGCAGACTTGCAGCCTCAACTCGAGCTTGGCCCGGGTTTAATCCCTGAGCAATAAGAGCGCGTTCGTAGGCTCGAATAAGTTGCTCACGCTGCAAACGTTCTTGAACTTTATAGAAAGCTGCTTTTAGAGCACTTACATGACCAAACAATGTGTCTTTAATTGTGTATGGTTCTTTCTTATAATCCGGGTGACCCTTAGGCCGTCCTTGATTATCGTAACTAGGATCTTTCTTAGCTTCAAAAATTCCCAGTACTTCTTTATATCTTGAAGAAAAAAGTTTACGATTTTCAGGGTCAACGAGAGAACGTAGAATCTTAAGGGGACCAAATGCTCTATTATGCATAAGGTGAGCAATCTCATGGGGAATTGTTTCCGGCTGCCCCCTTTTTAGATCGTTCTTATTCAACTGTATATAATTTTGATCTGAGCGGGTAACCCTTCCCGAAAAGGATTCTCCACTCATTTGATCTACGACATCAATCAATAAACGCTTGCTTGGATCAGAGGGGTCAAACATGCCAAATGGTGCGGCGGCCAACCCTAGACGAGCAGCGCTAGATATTGCATCAATGGCGCTCATGTCTACATAGTCCAGATAGTCATGTGGTATTCGCAGATCTCCCCAGTCAAAACTAATGGTATCTGCTAGGTATCCAGGGAAATCTTTGCCCGTTGCCCCGCGCGTGCGCCCAGCTCTAAGGCCATCAACCTCTGTATCACCTGCGTCACCAAAAACTCCCATATTGTGTAAAATCTTTCCAAGGAATGATGACGGTTGCTTTAAGATTGTTCCGGTTCGAACTGGGCGGCCACTCAAGCCTTCGCCCGGCTTCATCCGCACAGAATCACGTCGACTGCCTTCAATATCCTCCACATCAAATCCGCTAGCCGACTTTAATTTGAACAGGTCGAGCTGCTCCCCGTCAGCCGGCTTGATTACCGGTGCATCATCAAGTAGCATCCTGAGCACTGGGGCTTCTGCAGGCCCAAGGTTGAAGAGTTCTGGCTGGGTGTAGAGCAGGCGCTCTCGGATCAGTGCAACCTTGTCCGCAAAGGATCCGCCGCGAGGAATTGTCCTGGCAACACGAGTTCGCTCCGCCTCGATGTCAATGTTTTTAGCGCGTACTCCCTTAAAGTGCTCGTCGGCAGTAACGGCGTAAAGCGCGGCTTCGTCTATGCTGGTAAACACCCCTGCTCGCAAGAGAGATGCCGCTTGCGCCGCTCGGCCGGCAAGGATGCGACCGGTCTCCTGCTGGCGAAGAATCGCTTCCTTTGCTGCAAGAATTTGCTCTGGGTCAACCGGCATAGCGCCAGATGAGGCTCGCCAGTCGGCAATTTGCCTCTCAAGAACGTCAGTCGCAACTGCGTGATTCCCAAGGTCGGTAAAGCCCATTTCTGCAAGCGCGGCAGCCCTTGCTTTTGCTTCGGCATCAGTAAACGGCCGGTAGCCGTCTTTGTCATCAATGAGTGTTGGTAGACCAAGGATGGTCTCAATCTGATCAATTGGAATGCCGCCAGGAATTTGGAACTCTGCAAGCCTGGTTGCGCCCTTGCCGCTCTGGGGAAGAGCGGAAGTAAAGCCTATCCTCTTGCTTTCTGGGAATGAGGCTGGGTCGGTTGCAAAGAATGGGAAGTGATAGTCGCCGGATAGGAAGTCATTGAATGAGGTGGTCACATGAGGTGGCTTGTATCCTGCGCGGGTAACAACCGAAGTAATTGGGTCTGCCCCGCCCAAGCCCATAAGGTCGGTGGCGTTTCCGCTTAGCAGGTTGCCCAAATGATCGTAATCACCAGCAAGTCCGCCAACGTAAGAGCGCACCACGCCGGTAGACAGCGGCCGTGATCCTCGCCCCCAAATACCACGCTTTACAATATCGAGGTCAGGGTCAAGCTCGTAAGTGTCTCGCAAGCTCATTGGGCGCGAAATATTAGAAAGCTGGGACAGCCCCAACATATTGCGAGCAAGGGCCTCAAGTGGTCCCGGAAGCTTTCCAGAGCCAGCAAGCTTAGCTAACGCGTCAGCAAGATCCGGACCAGGCATGATTGATGACAGCCCAGCCCTGTAAAGAGAACTCAAAATATCAACAAAGCCGCCAGCGCCAGACAAGTTGCTGTTGCTCATCATTGGCGGAAGAATCTGATGAATAAATCTGGTGGCCGGGTTGGTGTAGTCCTCAAGCCAGCTTAGCGTCCCGTCGTATCCACGGCCAACATCAACTGGTCCGCCCTCAGCTCGTCCGCCGCCCCAGGTTGGTTTTGGCGTACGCCTTGGAGCTGGGTTGTTGAATCCGCGATTGTAATTAAACAAGTTTCCAAAGAAGCCTAGGTCTTTCTTCTGGCCCATATCAATAGACTGCTGTGTTTGCTTTCCATCCCAGACGTTTCCAAAGAGAAGGTCGTAAATACTGCCGCCAGCGATATCCATTCCTGTGGCAACCGCTGCGTTTGCCGCAAGAATTGCAAGGGTGCCTGATCCGCCTGAGGCTAAGAAGGCGGCAGCGTCAGGAAGCGCCATTGCATAGGCGCCAGCATTCATGAAAATATTTCGCATCCACGCTCGACCAGGAGCTTCGCCGCGATCTTTTGCCCCCGCAATATCAAATCCACTCAAAAGAGTGCTGAGAATAGCGGTGCCCCTAAACGCTGTCGCCGCAGCGTTTGCTCCGGCTTCTGTTAGAGCAGAGC